GTTTCTCCTTTTTGTTTAGTTGATGCATGACCGCCACGCACCCATTTAGGGGATGAGTGGAGGTCTGCGCAGCGGCCACACACAAATCAAGTACGAAGATACGATAACGCCGCATCAGCCAAAGGTGTTTTACCATCCAAAGCCAACGCATACGACTTATCATACGCTTTTACGTCTGTCTTGTAGTTGCTGTTAATCTTGTGCTGCTCAGCACCTTGCACCGCATTGTATGCGAGCCACTTATTTCCATAATTCGTAGATGACCACGCCAGTTTTTCATCCTTCCACGCAACACCCATAGCAGCAATTTTCTTGTTGCGATTAGTGATTGCACGTGGCGGAGCGTCCTCTTTCAACTGAGGAACTAACGCTTGCACCATGTCATGGAACTGTATGTCTGTGAACTGTTGATCCTTCAACACACGAGCCATGTCTCTTAACACACGAGCCTGCTGCATTGAAGTTTCCAACACAGACGAACGCATCGTAAGAATATCGTCATGGTTTTTCGTAGCACGGACACTCACAAGTTGTCCTGTGTGACCCAACATGTTTTCACACGACAGGCGCTTTTGCATAGGAATGATCTCTGTTTTCCAGACACCATTTAAAGACATTCGGGTGTAGATGAACGGTTGGATGGTATCTCCATCGCCCAAGTCCAACGGCTCATCCAGTTGCTGTTCAACAACAACCTTTTCACCCGAACCGAATACATGCACGCCAGTACAACTAGCAGGAAACAAATCCTCCAACGTTGCATACACATGCTTGTATCCGTCACGCTCAGGATATTTACCTGAGTGTGTACCAAGAACAACACCTCCATGTTGCTCATGTTGATCAGCGCGAATAACATATCTGTCTTTCGGCTCACCTTTATACTTGCCTGACCCATAGATTGGGACATGAAATGACCCATCCTGCACATAGCCAGATGGCATGTACTTGACAGGGAACAAACCGTCTGCTTCTGCGGCAAGAATAATGACATTCCTTATGTCAGTTACTTCTTGCGCATGCATCCAGTTCGGACCTGCATGATTATCTACTGTTTCTCTCATATTTGGACCTCCGACCCAATAATGTCACGTATACCTCTTAAAGCGGCTTTTACGCTAAGAACTTCACGCTCTATTGCTTGAAAAGCAGCAATGTCACGAGCACTTAACGTAAGATCATCCGCACTCATGTCGTTGTCAGCGCATTTACATTCAATGTTCATGCCTTTAACAACGTGTACGACTGCCGCACTAAACTTGTCGCCTATTTCGCATAAGTTTTCTGGCTCTAAACGCACTACATCTTCTAACCATTCAGTCACAATTGACTGAACTTCATTCTCTAAGTCGCCTTCAGGCACAAATTCGTCTAAATCATAGTTATGATTTATGTAACTTTCTACCTGCTCAGGCACTTTCTCGCCTATACAGTCCTTAACTTTACCCTGTAAACCTTGGTGACTGTATTCAGCCCACAACTCGTCTACAAGATGTTCACGGCTTACCTCTATTTGACTCTCCACTTGCGGAAAGTCGATATCTAGTGAAATTGTTTCACCCATTTAAGCACCTCCAATGCTTGTATATATATGTAACAGGGGTTGCGCAGGGGAAAGGAGTGGAAATATGAAAGACCACAACCCTGCACAACCCCCAAATGGCTGTGTTTATATGCCCTGAAACGCTTACACGCTTGGACAAACAGGTAACATTTAATGGGCTACCTCTTCACGCCCAACCAAAACTTCGGAGCCTCTCAACCCCTCCATTTTCTTTTTAATTTCATTTCATTCAATTAAAAATAAAATGGGGGGTTAAACTCCAACCGCATCAAATTAGTTCTCCAGACACATCACACGAAGTCTCAAGAATCTCACACTCACAGGAAAACTCACCCCACAAGCCACCCAACTGCGCAATAGTCTCACCAATCTCAGCCATGCTTGGAGCATCATGAACCGCACGGATCACCCAACGATGCATGTTGCCCAACGGAGAATCGTCATCACCGTAAGCCTCAACTTTAACCCAACTACAACCCAACGCATGTTGTCTAATCTTAGACCCATGCGCAGTGTACGTAGCGTTATAGAAAACGTGTTCACTCATCAAGCGCTCCAATCGTATGCGTCCAATTCAACGGCACATCGCACGCCTCACGGAACCTATGCCAATCGAAACGGTCATTATCGGCACGGAACATAGACCCAAAATCATACGCTAAACGATAAAAAATCTCATTAGGCGTAGGTGGCTTGCCACCATCGCGTACACACTCCTGCTCGTGTTGCTTATGACTCTTAAGAATCTGAGCCACACGCACATAATCTTTCCTAGACATACTCATATTAATCTTCCTCCTTAGCCCAATCATACGGATCAGGTCTCTTTTCATATGGTTCTTCAAACAACTCCAAACGCTCCAACACCCACACAAGAGCAGACATAAGCAGCCCTATCACGGAAAACACCGCAAGCATAAAAGCGAAATCAACTAACGACATAACTATCCTCCCTGCCGCGAAGCGGCAAAAGTTTTTTTTAAACACCCATAGGGTCTAATCGCCCCTAAACAACGACTTATGCGGAACCCTTGAGCCATAACTCAAGGTCGTTGCCTTCCCATTCGTTATCATCTACATACCAGAACTTAAGATGTTCTGGAGTACCGCAATCAGGACAAGACAACGTCTTTTCAATCAGTTGCTTGTGCCAATCAACAGGGCAATCCAGCGATTGAGTCCCCCAACCGCACGGAAATTCTGCGCTAAGGTCATCACACTCAAAACCCATATATTGTTCAGGAACAATATTAACTTCATCTAATACGTTACTCATGTCCCCCCCTAACAAGCCTCCACACTTGCTTCTGAGACTCTACACAACTAGGGCAAAAGCCCCTAGTTTCAACTAGTTTGCGAGGGTGACGAGCATACAAAGTCTCGCACCTACCGCAACGAATATTATTCGGTTTACACATACGATCACACTCTCTTTCCTGCTAAACCGCTACACCAAGCAACCACTGATGCGTATCTGTGTCCACACCAGCATCTAAGCCTGTATCATCATCATCGTCGTCTGCGACAACGACAGTATCTTCAACCTCTACGAGGTTTCTGTTAAGCATGCCATAAGCATGCACCTGCCCTGTCCTGTACGCCTCTAGATCGAATGTCTGAGAGTCGTACCATTCAGGACCGTATGATGATGTAGCACGTGGCTTGCGTATCTCACGATCCACAGGATCAGTGAACTCCTCAAGCACAACACGAGCCGCATCGTAGCCCAACATACGAAGCAACTCCCACTCACCAAGCGTGTAACGCTTGTCAAAATAGGCGTTCTCAATCACCGAACGGTGATCAGGCACAACAGGTACTGGACGTACCTTTGGGGCACAAAGTGCCACAGGTATATCGAACGGGTGCCGTTCGTCTAATCGTGTATTCATATTTTTTCCTTTCTGTTGTGGGGAGTGTTTCCCCCTCATAAATGAGGGGGGAAACACACCCCAAATGGTTAAGCCTTAACCGCTTCAAGGCTTTCAGCCTTGGCGATTATACGCTCAACTGTAGACCTCCATGTAAGCGATCCGTCCTTGTTTGTACGAGTCGGAACTAACTGCATAGCAGCATTCAACGCTTCAGCAACCCTTGCAGGATCACCAGCATCATGTGCCTTAGTGGCATTAGCCAACTGAGCATTGATCCTAGCGTTCAACGCTTGATTAGCAGCCTTACGTTCTGCTTTAGCAGAAGCCTTAGCAGCCTCAGGTGACACCTTAGCCAAAGAAGGCGTAGCCTCCAACACCTCTTGTACCGAAGGTACAGAAGCAGCGAAAGTAGGCATCGAAGATGCCGAACTCACAGGAACAACCACGATGTTATCAACATCTGCTATAGCAGACACAGACTCAATCACACTTTCCTCAGCAGGAACTGCTGTTTCGGATATGGACGTAACAGTGTTGACACTAGTGTCAATTGCAGATATCCGTCCTGCAACTTTCACCAATGCTGAAGCCTCGGCTTCAGAAATTTCTAATGTTCTCAATTTGACCTCCAAGTCAATTGGTGGGGAGTTTTTCCCCTCATAAATGAGGGGGAAAAACACCCCAATTCGGCTAATTTAACCGAAAATCTCATATGCGCACCTTCCTGTCTATGCGCTCGGCAGTGTAGTACGCCCAGTCCCAAAAAGTCTGACCTTGATGCTCAAACCGACTGCCGTAGGCACTCCACAAACGTTCACTTGGTTGAAGTTCAACGAACTCAATAACCAAGTGATGTAAAAAACTCACCAATTTTCTCATAATTTTTCCTTTCTGGGTTGGGGAGTATTTTTTCCCCTCATAAATGAGGGGGAAAAAATACCCCCCAAGTTATCGCCAACAATCCACACAGTACAAGTCTAAAGACTTGTAAGCGATAGGGTGACAGTCCTCACGCCTGTCCGCTGTACCGTGTGCGATCCCCCTGCGCTGTACTGTGCGCACATGTACAAGGAACAGTTCAAACACTGCTGAAAAAAGAGTAAATACTTAGTACTAAAGTACTAAGTAAAGCGTGGTCCACCGAACCGAGTCCTATGCGTGCACGCACCTACGCATACCCACCCCCTTGGGGGGGGTGGGGCACGTGCATGTATGTATGTATAGATATGAAGGGACAGTGCGTTTCGTTTTTAACGTCTTGGTGAACTGTATGCGATATTATTTTGTACCTAGTACCGTTCTCCGACGCTTGAGGCTAGGAGAACGTTTACTAAGTACCACCCCTTTATAGGATATAGTGTCCCATTGGGACATCTGCGCTTACAATTGGAAGGAATTTATTATGGCTCAAAACGGTGGTGGCAAGGGATGGAAAACTGACCCTGACACTGGAACACAAATCATGCCCGAATCTTGGAAAGGTCTTTTAGACTGGCTCCTACAAGGACCAGAGAGAAGCCCTTCCACACAGAAAGCATGGGCTGCTCAAAACAGTATCCATGAGGACTCTATACGCCGCATTAAACGCGACCCACGGTTTATTCGTGAGTGGGATCGGCGTGCTGCCGAATTGAATGTTAACCCTGAAAGGGTTCAGAGCGTAGTGGACGCTCTTTGGCAGCGCGCTGCTGAGGGCGACACGAAGGCTGCGGCGTTGTATTTGCAGTATATTGATAAATTTACTCCTAAGCGTCGTCTTGTGGTTGAGGATGATCGTGATGCTGCGTCTTTGTCTGATTCTGAGTTGGCGGATGCTTTGGAGTCTGAGGTTTCTACTTTGAGGGCTGTTTCTTAGGGTTATGCTCGGGGGGGCTTTTCGTTTTGTAAGCAGGCTTCTTTTGTTGTCTGTAATAATTTTGGCGCTTCGCGCGTCTCCTGTTTTTGCTTCGTCTATTTCTTGTGCGGAGGAGGAGGGTGGCTGGGATTGTTCTTTGGTTGTTGATTCTGTTGATGGTGTTGAGATTTCGTTTACGTTGTCTGTGGCTAGTGATGTGGTTTTTACTTCTTTTACGTCTTTGACTTGTGATGATCATGGCAGTGATGAGGGCACTGGGGCTTATGCTGCTGATCCGTATTTGTATTTGTATGACGATTCTGATGTTTTGTTGTTTCAGGATGATGATGGGGCGGCACATAATGATGGTTCCAATATGTGCTGGGATGCCCATATTGCTGTAACTAATTTGGCTGCTGGGGATTATACGTTGAAGGCTTCTGTTTATGAGGATGTGTTTGGCGCTTACAGTTTGGATGTTTCTGGTGTTGCTGTTTTAGATGATTTGCCTACGTCTACTACAACTACTACGTCTACAACTAGTACTACGACTAGTACTACTAGCACTACTTCTACTACTACTTCTACTACTACTTCTACGACGACCACTGAGTTACCTTTGCCGCCTGAAACTACGACTACTACTACGTCTACGACTACGACGACTGTTGTGCCTTTGCCACCTTCTACGACTACTACAACGACGACTACAATGCCTCCCCCGACTACGACTTTTATAGATTTTGAGGAGTTTGAGGACTGGTTTGAGTTTGAAGAAATCGAGATTGAAGAAGAAGTTGTTGAGTTTGATTTAGATGCTTGGCTTGAGGAAGAAGAGGAGGAAGAGTTTATTGAAGAGGAGGTGTTTGAGGAAGAATTTATTGAGGAAGAATTTATTGAAATCGAAGAGATTGGTTTAGAAGATGTTTTTACTGAAGAAGAGTTGGAAGAGTTGGATGAAGAGGAATTGGAGATACTTGAAGAAGTATTTCTGGATGTGGATTTAGAAGAAGAAGAAATTGAGGAACTTGTTGAAGATTTAGAAGAAATCTTTGACGATGAACCAGTTACTCAGGAAGAAATTGAGGCATTAACGGAGAATGATAATTTTGAAGAGTTGTCTGTTGAGGCTAGAGAAGAAGTGGTGGCGATAATCAACGAATCTAGCGACGAAGTTAGAGAGGAGTTCACTGAAAATGTTGATGTGTTTTCCGATGTCGCTTATGGAGAGTTCGTTCAGGACGGTTCACGAATCAATGTAGAGGATAGGCAAACAGTCATTGTGGCTACAACGGCGGTTGCGGCGGCTTCTGCTGTGCGTGTTCGTCCTGCTCCTTCTGTGTCTGTAAGCGGTCCTACGTCTGGACCATCTCCAAGATCAGGAAGGAGGATACGTAATGATTAAAAGATTGGCCAGAGAGATTCTTTATTTGGCTATGACTATTGGTGGGATTGGGCTGGTCCTGATAACTCTCACAGATCAGGTGCTTCGGTATGCAATTATTATTTCTTTATCAAGTCTTTTTCTTCATCTTGTGGGTGTGACTGTTGACTATTTCCATAACAAAAAGGGCGGTTCTTGAGTCTTTTTTGTCGGGACGAATTGTGCTTTTAATGTAGGAAATAGGAAAGTAGAGGCTAAATGGATGAAGAGTGGGCTGATTTCGACATTGAGGGTTCTGATGTCGAATTGGAGTGTGGTTTAGAGAACCCTGAGACATGCGAGTCGTGCCAATAATGTCGTTTTCTAAGATAATAACGGCTATTACTGCGATGCTAACCGCTGTAGGCGGCCTAGTGCTCGCTATTAACACTATGTTTGGTGATGAGGATCACACTCCTCAACCAATAACTCATATTATTATTCAAGAAGTAGGAGACTATAATGATTTTGTTCAGGAAACTAATTTAGAGATTTACGAGCATTTGAAAGAATAAATATGAGTCGTTTAACAGAGTTGCGCCAAGAAGCAGAATGGCGTAAATGTCAACGTGATGAAAAATATTTTTTACAAAATTATTGGCATATTGCTCATCCTGCTCATGGGCGCATTCTGTTTGAATTGAGAGATGCGCAGTCTCAAGCGTTAGATCGGTGGGACAATAATCGTTATTCTTTAACGTTAAAGGCTAGACAGATTGGTTGGTCTACTTTGGTGGCGGCTCACCAATTTTGGCTTGCTTTTTTTAATGATGATCAAAACATTATTGATTTGTCGCGTACAGAGCGTGAATCTGTGCTTTTGTTAAAAAAGACAAAATACGGTTTTAAGCATTTGCCTGAATGGTTGGTAGAGCGTGGACCTAAATCTGTTGTTGAGCATCAGCAGAGAATGGGGTTTGAGAATGGTTCACAAATTACGTCGATGCCTTCGGCATCTGATCCTGCGCGTGGCGAGTCTGCGACGCTCATCGTGGTGGATGAATGGGCTTTTTTGCCGAACCCTGAAGAGGCTTGGGCTTCTATTGAGCCTGTTGCCGATGTTGGTGGCCGCATTATTGGGCTATCTACTGCTAATGGTTCAGGTAATTTTTTTCATCAGTTATGGAATGGTGCGTCCACGGGGAATAATAAGTTTGATGCTATGTTTTTTCCTTGGTCGGCTTCGGAAGATAGGGATAATTCTTGGTATGAAGGTAAAAAGGATTCGATGTTGCCTTGGCAACTCGCTCAAGAGTACCCAACCGATCCCGAAGAGGCATTTGTTCGTTCTGGGAATCCTGTCTTTGATCTTGACGTTCTTAATGGTATGTCTGTGCATTTTCGACAGGGCGTGGAGGGATATCTCCACGTACTTCAACCGAACGTCTTAGAGTTTAGAACATGAGTTTAACTGTATGGGAGAAACCTGAACGTTACTCAGGGTATGTTTTAGGTGTTGATACTGCTGAAGGTTTAGGGCATGGCGATTATTCTTGTATACAGGTTATAGATGTCAAGGAAGGCCGTCAGGTCGCTATATGGCATGGCCGTATACCGCCTGACGAGTTGGCGCATGAAGTATATAATTTAGGGATTTGGTATGGTAATGCTCTTTGTTGTGTGGAGGCAAACAATCATGGTTTGACAACGATTACTGTTCTTAGGCAATTGGGTTATCCTAATTTGTATCGTCGCAGGTCGTTGAATCAATCTAATGAAAGGATTTCTCAAGAGTATGGGTGGAAAACTACTCGTACTTCTAAACCGTTGATGATTGATGATTTGGCTAGAGCGTTGAAAAACGATGAGTTGATTTTGCATTGTGAATCAACTGTCGCTGAGTTGCGCACGTTTGTGCGCAATGATCGTGGGTCTATGAATGGTTCCCCTTACGATGACCGTGTGATGTCGTTAGCGTTAGCGAACCAGATGAGAAAATACGCTTATGTTCCTGAATACGTGCAGAATGTCGATGATACTGGTACGTTTAATTGGTGGATGAGGCAATTACCTAATGGCACACGAACTGATGATACAATCGGTTCTCACTTGTCGCGTGGGACAGTGTGACATACTTTTAGGACAACTAACAAAGGAGTTTCCTGTGGCAATTGGTCGAATGGCTAAATATAACGATGTTGGGGCTGGCGCAAAACCTATTTTGGGCAAAACCTCAATGCTTTCTAATGGGCCTGCGCGCCCAGGTGGATCGCAAAAGTCTACTGTTGGAAGCGGTGGAACTGACAAGGCTCACAAAGGCGATAAAGCCAGTGGAACAATGCCTCGTCAAACACCTAAAAACCAGCATGGTCTTGGTGGCAAAGTAGAACCATCTTCTAAGCAACCTAATTCTTCTGTACGTTGATTCTTCCTGCTGACGCTTCAAAAGAAGAATTTTACGCTTACGTCAAGGAACTGCGTGGTGCTGTTCCAGACGAAGAGTTAGAAGATCTTTGGGAGTGGAGGCAGAAGTTACTTGGTTTAAGGGTTGTAACAGGCAGCGGTGAACGCTCCCTGTTGCCACCCGAAGAACAACATATGACAATGAAGGAACGAGAACAGAAAGTTATTAGCGACGCTAAGGCACAAGGCAGAGATCCTGTCTATGTCGGGCGACGTTGGGTGTGAGATGGCTAAAAAGTCCAAAGCAGATAAGTACACTACCGCTAAAGAACGTCTTGATTTAGCGAAGCGTTGGCGTCATGACGAAGGTTATGACGTTAAATGGCATCGCATGATAGATCTTTATCGTGGCAAAACTTACTTTAGTGAACAGGTTGATGGCGATGATCGCATTTCAGTCAACTTAGCGTTTTCTACTGTTAATGTGATTAGTCCTTCTGTTGCGGTAAACCATCCAAAAATTACTGTTACACCTAATACAGCCGAGGATGCTGATCGTGCTATTTTTGTCGAATCTATTGTTAATTACATGTGGCGACATCACGATTTTAGAAAACCGTTTCGTCGTTCTGTAAAAGATTTCCTCATTATAGGGCACGGCTGGTTGAAGGTTGGCTGGAAGTTCGTTGAACAGGAACGAATGGTTTCTGATTACGAAAAAGATAGTCAACTTGTTGACGCTCAAGCAGAGGTTGCTGCTTTTGGATACAGCAACCCTGAACTGGCTGGAGAGTTACCAACTGATCAAGAATTAGTTGATTCGATACCTTCTACAACAATGGAAATCGTTGAAGATCAACCATTTGTTGAACGGATATCTCCTTTCGACATGTTCATAGACCCTGAAGCAACATGCATGGAAGATGCTAAATGGATAGCGCAACGAATTGTAAGGCCTTTAGAAGAGGTTAAAAAAGACAAAAGGTTCCGCAGGGGTGTGCGAATGAACCTTGAAGCAGACTCTGGGTTGAAGGTTCGTTGGGAAAACGATGATGAAAGAGATCAATATTCGGACCTTGTAGAACGTGTCACTTTATACGAATACTACGATTTAGAAGAAGGAACTATTTCTGTTTGTGCTGAAAGTTCAGACGACTATCTGTTAGATCCGACTCCTATGCCATACGATTTTGGACATCCATTTGTGATGATAAGAAACTATGACATTCCAGATACTTTCTACCCAATGGGAGACTTGGAAGCAATTGAGTCCTTACAAGAAGAATTAAACAAGACTCGTTCTCAGATGGTTAACCATCGTAAACGGTATGCACGTAAATACCTTTACCACGAGAGGTCTTTTGGACCTGAAGGCCGCGAAGCGCTTGAATCTGATCAAGATGGAAGGTTCGTGCCAGTTGTAGACGAAAATCGGCCTCTTGGCGAAGTGGTGGTACCGCTTCCCCAAGTTCCTTTGGCTCCTGAAATGTATAATCATTCTTCAATTATCGAAAACGATGTAAACACTGTAAGCGGTGTATCTGAATATGCTCGTGGTCAAATGCCTGAAATACGTCGTACAGCAACTGAGGCTGCAATAGTCTCAGATGCTGGTAACGCTAGGGCTTCTGACAAATTAGCGATGGTAGAAATCTGCATAGGTGATGTCGCTAGGCGTGTTGTTCAACTTCTTCAGCAATACATGACTCGTGACCAAATGGTCCGTATCACTGGAAAAGATGATCAACAATTCTTTGTCGCATACACACGCGATGATATTTTAGGCGAATACGATTTTTCGGTTGAAGGCGGCTCTACGCAGCCTATGAACGAAACTGGTCGCCGTCAGGAAGCAATTTCTTTAATGAACGCAGTCGCACCTCTTGTGGGAACAGTAATTGATCCTGCAGAACTCGCAAGATACGTGCTTTCGTTCGGTTTCGGGGTTAAAAATCCTGAAAAATTTATAGTTCAACAACAGCCCATGCCACCTGAAGGCGCTATGCCGCCAGAAGCAGGTATGGGACCGCCTCCTATGGCTGGACCTATGGGTGGACCTCCGCCTGCAGGTGGAGCGTTTGAGGCTACAGGTGGTGTTCCACCTGAGTTGTTGGCACAGTTGCAAGGTCAAATGGGTATGGATCTTCCAAACCTTTGATTTTGGGACACTTTTAATTAAATATTAGGAACAACCGAAAGGATTCCCATGGAAACAGAAACTATGGAACTGGACACCAGCAATCCAGAAATTTCAAATGAAGGAAATTCAGACACACATAACTACGCCATCAAAGTAGATGGTGAAGAACAAATGGTGAGTTTAGAGGAACTTCAAAATGGATACCAAAGACAAGCAGATTACACACGTAAAACGCAAGAATTGGCATCCGAACGCGAGAGATTGGCTCAAGGTGAGGCAATAGTTCAAGCATTAGAGGCAGATCCACAAGGCGCTATTTCAGCATTGTCTGACGCTTTTGGAGTTGCATCGGTGGGCAGTCAAAACACTGAAGTGGAAGCACTTGAAGATTTGGACCCAGAAGAAGTACGCTTGCGACGAATTGAACAATCCATTGAACAACAAGAACGAGCGACAAGACAGCAGAATTTGCAAAAGGATGTGCAAGGACTGCGCGAAAAGTACGGTGCAGACATTAGCGAACAAGATTTGTACGCGCATGCTCTTCGCAACAATATAGGCAATTTAGAGGCTGCATACACGCATATGACTTATGAAACTATGCAAGATAAGGCTCGAACTGCTGACATTGTTGAAGAGAAGCGTGCAGCAAACGTAGTCGATTCGACTACAGGCGGATCTACTTCGGGAAATGTTGAACGTGCTGCTCGTGCAGTTTCGTCCATCCAAGATGCATATCGGCTGGCTATTGAAGAAAATTAACTATTAACTACTACATGGAAAGGTAATTCAACATGGCCGCTGGAAATAGCGATTTTGATGCAATATTATCAACTACGTTGAAAAACTACATTCCTAAGTTGACAGACAACGTATTTTCTGCTCGCCCACTGTTTTATGCGCTAACAAATGGACAAACCATTCGGCGCGTTGGTGGCGGTGCGAAAATAGTTGTACCTATCATCTATGGAACAAACAGCACCGCTGCTTCCTATAGTGGATCAGATACTATTTCTACAGATGCTCAGGCTGGCATAACTGCCGCTGAGTATGACTGGAAACAGTATGCTGCCACTGTAACGATCAACGGTATTGAAGAAGCAAAGAACAACGGCGAAGCCGAAATCATTGACCTGCTTGAAGGTAAAATCATGCAGGCCGAAGAAACCATCATTGAAAACATGAACTCAATGTTCTGGGCAAATGGTGCAGGAAACGGCGGTAAAGACTGGTTAGGCATGAATGCCCTAGTTGGAACTGGCAATGACTCAGGTAGCGCTATTGGTGGAATCGATGCTACTGATTCTGATAACTCATGGTGGAGATCAACTCTTACCAACCAAGGTGGTGCGCTTACTATTGCTGCTATGGCAACAATGTATAACACCGTTTCAGTTGGTAACGATCAACCAACCATTATTATCAGCGATCAAGATGAATATGAGAAGTATGAATCACTTCTTCAACCACAACTGCGTTACACTGACGCTACTGTGGCTGATGCTGGATTCCAGAACCTTCTGTTCAAGGGCGCTCCATGCACCTTTGATTCACACACGGATCTGGCTGGCAAAATGTTCTTCTTGAACACTAAATATATCCGTCTAGTTGCACACAGCGATGTTTGGTTTAAACCAACTCCGTTTGTACGTCCAACTAACCAAGATGCACGCTATGCGCAAATCTTGAGTTACGGAAACTTGACTGTAAGTAACCGTTCTCGTCAGGGAATGCTTTACGGTCTAACAGACTAAATTGGTGGGGTGACAGCATGTCACCCCACTAATTTGAACAAGGAGAAGTATGTCAAGATATTCAATAGCATCTAAATCAGGAGCGTATTTAGCAGGTACGAATGGGCAACCTCCAGCCTCTCGTGTCGGCGCTCAATCTAAGAATGCGCGCCCTGTTGCTGGTGTAACAGAATATGCTGATTGGGTTAACCCATCAGATGTTGACTCTTGTTCCTCCTTAACCCGCGATGGGGCTGTGTGTAAAGCACGCCCTATTCGCGGGTCTGATCTTTGTGTCGGACATACTCGACAAGCAGAAAAGGCTAATTCTTAATGGGAATGACAATAAAACAAATGCGTGATCAGATCCGATCCGTTATAGATATTGATTCGACTGATGTTTCTGACACAGTTTTAAACAATATGCTCGGACAAGGATTTGACACTATTGTTTTCAGCGAAAAACGCTGGCCTTTTTTCGAGACTCTGACTACTTTTAATACAGTTGCTGGCACCAAAGATTATACTTTGGCCACAATTGGTGCTTCGGTTACGCAAGGATTGAGGGAAATAATTTCTATGCGTACCGACGATCATGTTTTACAATATGTCGGTAATGACGCAGCGGATGCCGATTATCCTCTAGACGTTTTATCGTCAAGCGAACCTTGGGAATGGAGTTTCTGGAACGAAACGGTACGCTTTTATCCTTCTCCAGATTTCGCTTATACCGTGCATGTACGCGCTGTCCGTAACGCTACAGCGTTTGGTGATGGAACTACAGATTCTACTGAACCTGATCTTCCTGATGCTTTCCACCCTGTTTTGACAACGTATGGGTTAGCAAAAGCCTATTTACAGCAAGAAGATCCTTTAATGGCTAGTCAATACATGCAACAATTCCAAATCGAACTAGACAATGTTGGCCGCAGATACGCTGACATGCCTGCCCCTCAACCAATTATCGCTAATTCTCGTTCTTCTACTCGGTACCTTGCAGGCTTTGGATCTTTACGTTATGCAAATACTGGTGGGGTTATTTGGTAAATCATTATGTCTAAACGCGACTTCAAGTTAGCGACAATGGAGTCGTTTTCAGGCGGTTTGAATTTCAGAGCAGATCAGTTTGATCTTGCTGAAAATGAATCTCCCGACATGTTAAATGTTACTGTTGACCCTCGTGGTGGTGTAGCGATGCGACAAGGTGTTGACCGTCGTAACGATACTGCTTTAAGTGCTGACGTTAAAGGGATTTGGGGTTTTCATACTGATGGAGGCACAAATCAGTTAATGGTAAATTATGGAACTAAAGTCGGTCAGTCTGCTAGTGGAAACTTTACCGAGTTTACTAATATAACGAACAGGACTGATGGTTCAAGAGTGTATGGAACTACTTTCAATAATGTCGCTTATGGTGTTTCCTACGATCAGGTTTCTTTTAAATGGGATGGAAGCACTGATGCGGATTTAGGAACAAATATGACTGGCGCTGCTGGGCAAATGCCCAAAGCGCAATATATAGCCGCTTGGAACAATTTTGTATGGTGCGGTAAAATTTACGGTGAAAAGTATCGCTTACGTTGGTCGAATCTTAACGATGCAGAGAAATGGGCTGCATCAGATTATGTGGATATAGACAAGGGCGAGCAAGGCGGTTGGATAACAGGTTTGGTTGCTCATGGTGATCGGCTTGTCATATTTAAAAACAACAGCACTTATGCTTTGCTTGGTTTTGACTCTGATTCTTTTCAAGTTATACAACTTTCTAATTCTGTCGGTTCAGTAGATTTATCAAGCCCTGTTTCTACACCTTATGGGGTGTTTACTTGGCATGCTGAAGAAGGCGTTTATTTATATGATGGCGAAAAGTTCCAATGGCTTTTTGAAAAGTTGAAACCTGCTATTGATGATGGACGTATAACCTTTTCTAATCCACCGCAGTTAGCGTGGGGCAACAACCGTTTATATGTGTCTGTTGACTGGACTGACGCTGGAGTGACAACTCGTAGAGTTTTTGTGTTTGACCCCTCAATAGGGGGCGCTTGGACTATGCACGACATAGACTCTGGCCCTCTGTATGCGTATAATCCTCCAAATTCTACTCCTTATATGACTTCAGGGTGTGTGGCTAATACTGGAAGAGTTATATATTTGGATTCTGACATTACAAGGGTTGTTGACAGGTATGCGACTACTGATATCCATATTGATTCTCATTTTGTTACTCCTTGGATTGCTACCAAAAATCCTGTTGTTAAAAAGCGTTGGGGTAAGCCCCGAATGATTACTTTGGCTAAATCAAGTATTACTTTAGGCGTTTCTGTTTACCGTGATTTTGATAAAGCAGAAGCCTATAAGACGTTTGATGTGGTAATTGATGGTCGTGATTCTACTTCTGTGTGGAATACGGCTAAATGGGATGATGATGACGATAGTTCTAGTTATGTTGCTAAATGGGCTGCTAGGGACTCTGGGACAATAACTGATGTGAAAAGATTACCTACAATCGGGACAGCGCAGGCAATAAGTATGAAGATTGAAGGTCCAAGGTCGGAAAACAAGGCATGGGAAGTGAATGCTTTAGCATTTACTTACACCCCTAGACGTTTAAGGTAGCGCATGGCAACACTAGCAGTAACAAATTCTTTTTCTTCGGGATCTACAATAATTGCATCCCAAATGAATACAAATTTTGACGACATTGAGTCATTCGTAAATTCAAGTCCTGGGGTTTTACAATTGACAGGCGGCACGGTGACAGGCGCTGTGATCATCACACAAACTTTGACAGTTGGTGTAGATGGCACAGGACACGATGTAAAACTTTTTGGTGACACATCAGGTGATTACCTTGAATGGGACGCTGACACAAACAAGTTAATTATTGAAGGCACTAACGGTTCCACCGCTCTTGATGTGACCGATGGAAATGTTGTTATTGGTGATGGTACTTTAACTGTTGGTAGTGATGGCGCTGGTGAGGATGTTACGTTTTATTCTGATACTGCTGGTGATTCTTTTGTTTGGGATTCTTCGGCTGAAAAGTTAACTATTACTGGTACTGATGGCCAGACGGCTTTGGATGTTGCTGATGGTAATGTGACTGTCGCTGACACGGTTACTGCTGGGGCGTTTTCTGGTCCTTTGACTGGCAACGCTTCCACTGCTACTGAGGCTACCAATGTTACTGCTGTTGCAAATGATTCTACTGATGAAACAGTGTATTTAACTTTCGTAGATGGTGCTACAGGTACGCAAGGTATTGAAACTGATACTGGGCTTTCATATAATCCAAGTTCAGGTGTTTTGACGACTACTCAAGTTACTGGGAACCTGACTGGAAATGTAACTGGAAATGTAACTGGAAATATTACTGGTAATGTCACTGGTAATGTTACTGGTAATGTTACTGGTAATACTTCTGGGTCCTCTGGGTCTTGCACTGGTAATGCCGCTACTGCTACTACCGCTGGAACTGTTACCACAGCCGCTCAATCTGCTATTACAAGTGTCGGTACTTTGACTAGTTTAGTTATCGCTGATGGGTCTGTTGGCGCTCCAACATTAGGATTTAACGGCTCAACCAGTGATTCTGGTTTTTACGATCACGATACAGACCAAATAGGTTTATCTTCTGGTGGGCTTCCTGCGATGATTTCTACTAATGGTACTGGTTCTACAGGCGCTGGAGGAACTATAGCAACAGCGTATCTCGCTACAGCATCTTTATCTGATTATTCTACTGTTTATAGACATGATACTTTAGGCACTCTCGCTATTTCTTCTTCTCAGCGTGCGCATAAAGAAAACATACAATCAGTTTCTGGTAGCGGAACAATAATAGATGCTTTAGAACCTGTAACGTTTGTTGCTAAAGCAGTAAGCGAAGAAACTGCTGAAGAAAAAGTGTTTCGTGAACAACAAATAAATTATGGTTTTATTGCTGAAGATGTTGGAGAATTGGTTGACGGAAATCTTGCAACATTTACTGTAAAAGATGGGTCTTTTGTTGCTGCTAACTGGCGTGAACGCGACATAATTTCTGTAGTTGTCGCTGAGTTAAAATCTGTTCGTCAAAGACTTGCAACGCTAGAGGGTTAGCCGATGGCTGACCTGCAGTTCACTAAGAACTTATCTCCAACAGTCACAGTTGCTATATCTGGCGCACCTGACTATGAGGGAACTTACAATGCCTCGACAGCGTACACCACAGGGGATGTCGTTACATATAATGGATCTTCCTATGTGGCTAGGCAATCTACGACAGGGAACACGCCTGCTGAAAGTGCGTATTGGCAAACGTTAGCGTCAAAAGGTGACACTGGGGCCACTGGTCCTGCAGGTGCAGGCGGTGTAGTTCAAACTGTTACTGCTGGAACTAATCTTAATGGTGGGGGTTCTGCTACAACTGTAACTTTGAATCTTGATTCAGCGATTTCGTTAACTTCTGCAACATTTTCGGCAGCAAGCCCTTTAATTTTTGAAGGCGCAACTGCTGATGACTATGAAACGACTGTCGCTGTAACTGATCCGACTGCAGATCGGACAGTCACAATACCTGATGGTTCAGGCACTATTGCTTATTTAGATAGCAATATCACTGGTAATGCGGCAACTGCAACTACTGCAACAACCGCTACCAATGTTACTGCTACCGCAAATGACAGTACAGACGAAACAGTTTATTTAACGTTTGTAGATGGTGCCACTGGTTCTCAAGGGGTTGAGACTGACACAGGGTTAAATTACAATCCTAGTTCTGGAGTTCTTACCACTACTTCAGTTACAGGTAACTTGACTGGAAATGTAACAGGTAATACTTCTGGCTCATCAGGGTCTACTACAGGTAATGCTGCTACAGCAACTGAAGCAACTAACGTAACGGCTACTGCTAACAATTCGACTGATGAGACTGTTTACTTGACGTTTGTGGATGGAGCCACAGGAACACAGGGTATCGAAACAGATACTGGACTTAGTTACAACCCTAGTTCTGGAGTACTCACTACAACTTCTGTAACTGGAAACTTGACTGGTAACGTTACTGGTAATACTTCTGGATCTTCAGGGTCAACTACAGGGAACGCTGCAACTGCAACCGCATTGCAGACTGCAAGGACCATAGGTGGTGTAAGTTTTGATGGCACAGGCAATATAGATTTAGCAGGTGTCAACACTGCTGGTAATCAAAACACTTCAGGTAATGCAACTACTGCTACCACTGCAACTACGGCCACTAATGTCACAGCAACTGCTAACAACTCTACTGATGAAACTGTTTACCTGACTTTTGTAGACGGAGCAACTGGTTCGCAGGGTATAGAAACTGACACTGGGTTGTCGTACAACCCAAGTAGCGGCGTGTTGACAACTACTTCCGTGACAGGAAACCTTACAGGAAATGTCACTGGTAACGCTTCTGGTTCTTCTGGCTCAACAACTGGGAATGCGGCTACAGCAACTGCTTTGGAAACTGCAAGGACTATAGGCGGAGTTAGTTTTGATGGTACGGCAAACATAAATTTGGCAGGTGTAAATACAACTGGTAACCAAGACACATCTGGTAACGCTACTACTTCTACTACTGCCGCAACTGCGACTAACGTAACTGCTACAGCCAATAACAGTACTGATGAAACCGTTTATCTTACTTTTGTGGACGGTGCGACAGGTTCTCAGGGAATAGAAACTGACACTGGGTTGTCGTACAACCCTAGTTCAGGTGTTTTAACTACTACTTCTGTTACTGGTAATGTAACTGGAAACGTGACAGGAAATGTAAGCGGTTCATCTGGCTCTACTACAGGAAATGCCGCTACCGCTACTGCGTTAGCGACTGCTAGGGCGATTAATGGCGTTGATTTTGATGGTACTGGTCCCATTACGGTTACTGCTGCTGCAGGAACCTTAACTGGCACAGAGTTAAAATCTACAGTTGTTACTTCTTCGCTTACAAGCGTTGGCACTCTTAGCGCTCTTACCGTGTCTGGTACGGTTACGATTGATTCAGTTGGTATCACAGCGGTGCAAACTTCTGGTGAGTCGTTTGCCGACAATGACACTTCCTTGATGACTAGCGCAGCCATTGATGACAGAATCAATGCCGCTGGTGGTGGTGCGAGTATATCTATTTCTGATACTGCCCCAGCAGGTCCTTCTGCTGGTGATCTTTGGTATGAAAGCGATACTGGTAAAACTTTCGTTTATTATGCTGATGGGTCTAGTAATCAGTGGGTTGAGATTGGGGCTTCTTCTGCTGCGGCGGCTGGGGCTACTGGTCAGGTTCAGTATGCTTCTTCGGGTGCATTCGCTTCGTCAGCAAACTTTACTTATGACGGCTCTGCCGCTGTATTGAAATCTACTTTAACAGTTGGCGTTGATGACACTGGGCATGATGTTAAATTCTTTGGCGCTACTTCTGGAAAATACATGGAGTGGGATGAGTCCGCAGACCAACTTGATGTCACTGGCTCGCTTGACGTAACTGGCAACACTTCAATGGTTGGAACACTGACTGTCGGGGTTGACGATACTGGGCATGATGTTAAGTTCTTTGGTGCCGCTGCTGGTTCTCATCTTTTATGGGATGAGTCAGCAAACAGATTAGATGTCGTTGCATCATCTGGGGCTGCTTATATTAGATCGTTAAATGGTACGGCTACTACTTATATAGGTTCTGATAGTTCTAATACTGCATTGTTTGGAACTAGTTCAGCGCATGATGTCCGTTTTATCTCTAACGATTCTGAACGTATGCGCATTGCTTCTGATGGGGTAGTTTCTGTCAAAGTAAATGGCACAAACGAGTGCATGAAAGTTAGTTTAGGTTCTGACCTACATGATTCTACAGGGGATTCCGACACAGAGTATGGCGCTGTCGGTTTCGCCGCTGCTGGTGTTTTCCTAGATAGAAACTGGATGGGGCAACCTGGGATCACTGTATTAAATTCAAACGCAGCAGGTTCTACTTCGGCTTCTCAATCTACGTTTCGCATACATGGTTCAAATCAATCTTGGGCATCTTACCCAAGTGGTTCTGGGGCTGATTTTACTGTTGATCTTACGATTGATGGAAGCAATTACAATACGTCAGATGAGCGACGTAAAACAAACATTGAAGATATCACTGGCGCTTTAGCGATGGTTAACAACATGAGAGGTCGTACTTTCAATACTGTTAACAGCAGTTTAGAGGTTGAAGATCCGAAAACATTAGGTGGTAAAAAGTATGGGTTTGTCGCTCAGGAAGTTATGGATATTGTCCCTAACGCTGTGATGAAAGATGATGCTGCTGTACCGTTAGAAAATGGTTGGTGTCGTGCTTATCTTTTAGATTACCCTTCTTTAACGGCTGTTCTCGTTGAGGCAGTTCAAGAATTAACAACAAGAGTTGCGGATTTGGAGGGATCATGAGCGAATCAGAACATTTAGGTAAAGCGTTACATCATTTACAAGAAGCAATGCTTACAACAGGAGGCGACACGCCTTCAAAAGGTATAAAAGAAAAAACAGACTCCGCTGTAGGGATCGTTGACAAAATCAAAGACAACATCGCTTACATACTGGGGTTACCGGCAGCGATAACTGGAGCATTCGGTTTCTTATGGGAATCAAGCGCAGAAGAAGCAGCCTTACAAGATCAAGTAACGCAACTAGAAGAAGCAGTAGCAGAACTACAAGTTGGGAATGACCTATTAGGAGGGGGGACTAAAAACTTTAGTCTCGACCCATCGACAACTTCAGGTTCGATAACTCTGATACTTATTGCTGGTGGCGTTATGTTATTTATCGCCCTTCTTTATATTTATCAAAAACGCCGAAGACGTTAACCATGAGGGCCTTGGCGGGAATCCTCATCCTCTCATTACTAGGGGCTGCCTGTTCAGGGAAGGCGAAAACTGAAGAACCACAGGTAACTCAACCTGTCCAAGCAACGACTTTAGATTTAGGTTTACCTACTGAACAGTGGGAGATACCTTTCACTCCCGGTAACGATGCTTTTTCTTTTGAGAACTTCGGAGGAGGAGAACCTCCAGCAGACCTGACAGTAAACATGGCTCGCAGAATGTATGGCGATGAGCAAGCCTGCCAGTCAGTAGTTGATAACCAGTGCACCCCGTTCCCTGTGATTTTACAGTTGATCGCTCAGGCAAACCGATCCATGAAAGGCGGTTTGTGTGAGGGGTTAGCAGTATTGAGTTTGAGATTATCTGGTGATG